CTTTGGCAGCAGCAGCCCTGCTTGCTTCTTCCCGTGCTGCTACATCGCGTCGTTCTTGTTCTAATCTTGCGGCCAGTGCGGCCTCGGCTTCACGGCGACCTTGTGCGGCCACTTCTTCCAAGCGTTGTTTTTCTGCTGCGGCCTTGGCCTTTTCCGCAGCGGCCTTGTCAGCCACTACTTTGTCAGCAGCGGCTTTGGCAGCAGCCGCTTGTTGGGCAGCGGCTCGTTCTGCAGCGGCTTTGGCAGCAGCCTGCTCATCCAAGATTTTCTGTCTGGCCAGTGCGGGTGCGTCAACCTGTGCCTGTATCTGCTGCGGAGTTTTGCTGGCTGTGCTCTGTGTCCAAGCGGACAATGTAGTGTTGTCTGTGCTGGTAAATTTGGTAGTGGTAGGTTGCCCTTTGGTATCTACTGGAATGAGATTTTTGTTGCCAGTGCCACCAGCCATGAGCCAACTTGTGGGTTCACCTGATCCAGGCACACTGCGATAAAAAGTTTTGCCACCTGCCTGTGTGGACCAACCACTGAAGGTCTTGGGATCTGGCAATGACACTGCGGGTGTGGCTGGTGCTGCCGGAGCAGCAGGTTTGGTAGCAGAGGCCTTGAGATTTGTGGTCATGGCCGTCATGAGACTGGGCTTGCTGCGTGCGGCTGCTACTAGACCTGCGGTGTTGTAATTCTTGTAGGCAGGGTTGGTAGAGATGATCTGTCGTGCCGCAGCGTCAATCTGTGCCTGTGTGTATGACTTTAATGGATCTGAAGTTGTGACGGCCATGATATATTTACTCGTTCCTTTATAACCAAGGTGGCTTGGTGGGCCAGGTCACTGACTCTGGAAAACCTGGTTGCTGCGGCACTGCCAACAAGGCCTGGCGATATTCTTGCAAAGCAACCTGCTGTTCTACGCCAAGGCTTGCATACCATATGGGATTCACTCGATCCACTGCCAGTAATAATCGATCTCTTGTGGCACGCACGCCGGCTGCAGCAAGCACAGCATCAAACTGCCAGGTCTCGTTGGTGTTGTCCCAACGATAATGACCCACAGGTCCCGGTGGCAGCGGCCTCTCGCGAATCACATTGTTTTTTTTGTAAAACCTACTTGAGTCGGGCCCGCCGGTGGATACCGTGGCACCTGATGGTGTGATGAATTCGTATGTCATGGTTTCACCAAACTTGCACTGATACTGCGTATGTCACCACCGATCCAGTTCACTGCGAGATCGCCAGAAACAGGTTCGAGATAGATCAGCAGCCAGTAGTAATAATTGCCAATGGTGCCAGGTGTGTCAACGATGTTAGCGTAAACCATACCAGAACTGCCATTGGTAATAAGTTCTCCTCCTGCAGAACTATTGGCAGAAGCGGTAAGCAGGATGCTGTTCTCAACCATGGTCTTGCTGCCTCCTGGCACATCATTGCCAATGGCTGGCAAGGGTTGGAAAAACCCATCTACTACACGATATCTGGCCAAGGTTATGTAAAATCTATATTCACTGTCAACAACAGACGCTGTCCAATCTGCCCATAATCTGGTCTGCGTTGATACCACAATCTTTTGCGTGGAATCCTGCACAGTTATGGGCACAAACATGTCTGTGGCGATGTAATTGAAGGTAGGTGGTGGAGTGGCAGGAACAGTTGTGGAATAATACGGAGGTATGTCATCGCCAGGCCAATACACAAAATTCAAGTTGGGATCGTTCTCACCACCGCTCTTGCCTGTGAAGTCGTTGCCAATATTACTAGGACCACTCAACAAGTAGTTGACACTGGTCAGTGTTTCTTGATCGGTGATCGCGAAGTTGGCCATTACACAGCGTCCTGTGTTTCTGTGAACTGCCAGGTGATGCCTGTGCAGATCCAGCAGGTATTGGTGCTGGTGTTTTCTAAAATGATGGTGTTGGTTCTGAACACATTCTGCGTGATCTGGCACCAGGGGTTGTCTGTGTCAATATCCAAGGTCACTGTGTTCTTCAGTGTGACGGGCTCGCCAACTGAGTTTGATCCACCCACTGTGACATCTATGGTGCCTGTGCTCACTGTGACCAAGTTGTCATCGTCGAGATTGTTCACAGCAGGCAGCACGCGATGTATCATGACCTGCTGGCTGTAGTTGGGCAGCACCAGGATGTTGTCTCGCCGGAACACACTGGTGATGGCACCGGTGATGAACTCAAAGCCAATGTCTTTCTGCACCAAGGCAGTGCTGGCTACACCTCGCACATACACCACGGTCCTATAACTGTCATCATAGCCCAGGCTGCTGTCTGGCAAGGTGGTCCACAGCGGACCTTCTGTGGCAAAACTGCCATTGGGTATGTCTCTGGGCGGATTGAATGCGTCCAGATCATATCTATAACTGATCATCTTGTTGCACCAGCCGGTGCTGTTGAGATCGGGATAGTAGATCTCTATCTGGTTCTTGTTGGTATTGTTCTCAAAAAAGATGCGTTCAGCGTAGTCAGGATTGATGTTGCCAAGGATGTAGTTCTTGATACGCTGATTGCCCAGGCCTTTGAACTGCTGGCCATTAAACACCCATATATCTCTAGCATCAATGCCTATGACCAGATCATCTGCTGACGCCCAGGCATTGGTGGTCAGCAGGCCACGACCCTGTGTGAATTGCCGCACACCCAAGATAGGTATGGTAGTGGTCTGATAGTTGATGGGCGAAAACACCACGGTGTCCCAATAACTCTGCACAAAAAAGTTGCCGCCGGCCGCAAAGCCATCCAGCACTGGTCCACGCACAGGCACTTCTAATTCGTTGGCCACATTGTCCAAACTGGGTTCCCAGGTGGAGGGTGCTTGATCTATGCCAAAGGCCTGGCTCCATCGCACTGTGTTGGGAAAATATTGTTCTGTTGAATCACCGAGATTGCCTGTGAGGTTGCCAGCGATCAGGATCGAACCCACATTGGGGCTGTTGAACAGTCGCACGAAGCCAGCACTGAGGCTGGTGAAGTCAGCATTGTAGTTCCAACCCCAGTAAGGTCTGATCACGCCAAGTTCGTCTGGTGACGCAGTTTCTGTGTTGTAAACAGTGATGGTGTTGTCAGTGGCGTCAATGATCTCATAGACGCCATTGTAGGTGTCTGGCACGCAGTTGCGGATTCGCACATACTCACCCACAGGAAAAGGCAAGCCCAGACCGGTCCATGTGGCAAATTCATACACCACGGTGGTGCCATCTCCGGTGATGCTCAATATCTGTTGCGGTGGTGTGTTGCTGTAGGCTTCAAATCGCACAGCATTGCCCAGCAAGATCATGGGCGGATTCACTCCATCATTGATGATCAATGTGGTGCCATTCCAGGCTTCAGTGATGTTCATGTCTTCGCTGTAGCCAACCAAGGGAGTATATATAGGTGTGACATCCACCCAGGCAGCACCATCGTCTGATGCCCACCACACGCCTTCGGCCGTGCCCACGATATACCACCATGAGTCATCCAGTCGGTATCCACCAGTGACATAGATGGGCGTGCCTGTGATGGTGTCCAGTATTTCTTCATCGCCCAGCACAGACCTTATACCACGCACATCTGTTTCCACATTGCGGCTCAAGGTAGAGTTGTATTCTTCTGGTCCCATGGCCGATGACGGCACATCTGGGTGCCAGGTCATCTTTGACAGGGGTGTTTTGGCTTCTTTGATCTGTGCTGCCATGTATCTTTTCCTTTAGTTAGCAACGATGTATCTAATATATAACACACCAGTGCCGCCTGCTCCATATGAATCATTGTATCCACCACCCCCACCACTGCCGGTGCTGTTGGCACCACTGGTGGGAGTGAGATATTCTACTCCACTAAAACCTCTGCCACCATCACCACCAATACCTGATCCTCCAAGACCTTGAGATCCAGCAGTTGAACTTAATGCAGCACCACCTCCACCACCGCCATATGCGGTAGAAACACCAGTGAATGATGATGTGATACCTGCACCACCATCTCCTCCACCACTGCCAATACCTGATACAGATTCTCCGGCTGCACCTGCACCACCGCCACCACTGGCACTGCTGGTGGTGTTGGCAGCATTGCCTCCAGGAAATTGTCCTACCAGCGATAAACCGCCAGGTCCGTCGTTCATTCCACCTCCAGAACCTCCATCTCCTGCTGATTGGATACTAAGTGCTCCACCTCCACCACCACCAATGCTTGTGATACTTACACCAGGTCCAGATATAGTGGTATTGCTGCCATTTTGGCCTTGGGATGTGCCGCCAACACCTATGCCAATAGAATAGGTAGCAGGTATGGTGATAGAGAGATTGCCAGTTTTTACTTCTCCTGCACCACCTCCACCGCCGGTGTTAGAAATACCAGCACCACCACCTCCAACAGCAAGATATTCAATGTTGCCGACATTGCCAACATTTTTTACTACAAAACTTTGCGAAGAACCTGTATATGTGTAGGTGTGTAATTGATATGTTGTATTGCCTTGCACAAAGGTGGACATCGTGCCGCCAGCAGCCAACACAGCATCTACATTGCCCATGAAGACACCGTGTCCTGCTGTGATTCCTGGTCCAATGGTTATTGGCATTGGTTATCCTATATCTATGGTGAGATCACCAGAGTCTAATGTCAGTGTGTCTCCCACTACGATGTTCCTGCTGCTCACTGATTTGAAATACATGATGTTGCCTGCGGTTGACGCATCAGTGACGGCAAAGGCCACCACAGTGGGCCAGTTGTTGCCAGTGCATGACCAGTTTACAGCCACATTGCTGGTGGCAGCACCTGCTGAAGGGGCACTAAAGGTCACTGACTGGCGGCTGTAGCCGTTGCCTGTGATCTCCGTGCCTGAAGTGCTCACCGTGGGTGCTGTTGAGTAAAGAGCAGCATACACCGTGGCAGGTGAAGTATAACTTTGATTACGCAGCGTGGCGTTGGCTACTTTGTTGGCCAGATCGTTTGACATTGGCATTATGATTCGTCCTTGGGAATTAAAGTTGTGCTTTGATACGCGGCCCAGTCTGCAGTTGACCAACCTGAAGTTCGCATCACGCGGTCATCGGCTTGGCTGTAGAGATCCTGGCCACTGGTTGACACAAAATAAACGGAACCATCCAGTTCATCATTGGTCCATTGTGCGTTGATCCATGCCACGGCATTGCCCAGTTGAGCACTGGGTCGCGTGGTCAGCCAAGATGTGTTGGTTTCCTGCAAAGGATCAAACATGGTGCCAAAACTGGCCCAATAGTTGCACAATCTGGTGTTGTAGTAGGTAGGGCTTCCCCCACTGCCAAAACTGTTCATGGTGATACCATATGAACCGGAATGATTGGCTGGTGTGGTGTCGGGCCAATTTTCTATCTGTAGTGTGGGCAAAGTGGCACGATTGTCTCGTTTGCCCAGCAGTTCACCTGTTTCTGAGTCATACACTGCAAGCCTGATATAATCACCACTGCCAAAGGGCGGTGGAACCCAGTCAGTGAAACTGCTTTGTGTTTCGCTGGTAGAACATATCACAGTGAGCCAACGATCAATGAATGAATCTGTGGCTCCTAGTGTGAGTGCAGAACCTTGCACGCCAATAAATGTCATGTTGCCATTGTTGTTTTCTATATTGATGTTGAAGTATTCTATGGTTCCATTGTTTTTGAGTTCGTTGGCCCAGCTCAGTGCAGCATACTCTGTGGTAAGTCCCGTGGGCCAGTCAGCATACATGGTGGCAACAATGGTGCTGCGTTTGTTGTTAAAACCAGTGTTGAGATCATAATCAGTGAGATCAAAATTGCCTGTGGGGATGATATCTGATGAATTGGGCGGGCTGCCACCCACACCTGTCAAGATGCTAAAACTGGGTGTTTGATACAGGGCCTGTGTTATCGCTGAGTCTGAGGTGATATTGACCTGGAACGGTTGCTCACCCCAGCCTGCTCGTTGTGCGTTGAGTGCTATGCCCAGCATTATGAGAACTCCGGCGACACCGTGGTCAGGTAAGTGGTTGATCCATTGATGTTGGCCGCTGTGGAAGTAATCATGATCACGGCGTTGGCTGTAGCCCCCACTGTGCTCACAGCACCCGCATACTTGATGGTGGCATTGGCTGTGGGCAAGGTGATGGTGTAAGGCGTGGTGCCTTGCTCCACAACCAAGGTCACAGTGTGGAACAGGTTGCCGTTGGTGCTGGTTATGGCACCAGTGAAGGCCAAGGTCACATTGCCAGTGGGTTTGAGATACTGGCTGGTGCCATTGCTCCAGTCAAGATTGGTAGAGCCTGTGGTTGTGACAAAGGTGTAAGGTCTGTCAAAATAACTTTCCAAGGGTCCCAGGGCACTCTTGCTACGCAGATCTTGGTTGTTCAAGAACCTGTAGTTGGTTGGTGTGTATGAGGTTGTTGATCCACCACCAGTTGGAGAAACTGTGCTGTTGCCCAGGTAAACACCACTGTAGTTTTGTATGGCAGCATTACCGCCTGCTCCCAACACTAAACCAAACGCATTGCCAAAATTGGCTGTGACACCTGTGTTGTTGTTGGGATTGAAATGAAAACCCACTGCATTGCCAATTGATGAGCCAGGTCGTAAATTGATAAAAGTGCTATAGTTGGTCATACCGCCCACTGATATATTGCCAACATTGAGATTGCCGTTGGTGCCAACCACCATAGTAGCAATATGATTTCTCACTACGGCAATATCACTGTTGACAAGGTTGCCCGCACCATTGCCACCTACACCCAGGATTTGGCTGATACCTGTTATGCGAGTAGAAGCATTTGATGTGCCCACATTGCCGCTCACATCCACCCAGTTTTCTGCATTGATGATCGTGCTACGGACGCCAGTGTCAGTGAGAGTATAGCGATCTGCTATGGCCATTCTGGCATTACGCATGTTGTTGTTCACATCCATGTTCACGCCAAATGATCCTGGCACTCCACCTGATCCTGGCGTGCCACCCAGGCCTTTGCCAATGAGATATCTGCCGGGACTGTATACCGTGGCCGTGGAACTATTGCCTATGTGATCGTTTTGGTTCTTGATCCAGTTGTTATAGAGTTGGTAATCAGCGTTGGTAGTGGTGTTGTTGCTGGCAAAAATGATATTGCCGATGGCCAGATCGCCTGTGTTGGCACCAGAGTCAGTGAATGTCACTGTGGTCATGCCACCAAACGCACCACCATCATTGTATTGCACCTGTGTGTCTGAACCACCTGGTGTGCCACCACCACCTGTGGCGGCGATGGTTATGGTGTCTGTGGCAGCATTGCCAGTGATGGTGATGTTGGTGCCTGCTGTAATCGTGAGCGTGTCTGTGCTGCTAGCGGCCACGATGTTGGTTCCGTTGGCAGCGATGGTGCTAAAACTGTTGCTGCTGCCACTGACATTTGTGAGCAAACTGCCATCTCCCACAAAGAAATTGCCGCTGATATAATTGGCACCTGTGATATTTCCTGCAGCACCTGCCACAACAATGCTTGTGGTGGCATTGAGATTGCCAACATTGGCATTGCCATTCACAGTGAACACATTGCTGGTTTTGTTAAAGGTCAATGCTGCACTTGCTCCAGCCGTGCCTGCATCATTGAATATGACTTGTGTGTTTGATCCTGCTACCGGGCCAGTGGGGCCAGTGGAACCAGTAGGTCCAGTTGCTCCTGTGGGTCCAGTTGCTCCTGTGGGTCCAGTTGCTCCAGTTGAGCCTGCACTACCAGAAGGACCAGTATCGCCTTGCGGTCCTTGAGGACCAGTTGCACCTGTGGTTCCTGCCGTGCCTTGAGGCCCTGTGGCACCTGTGGCTCCTGTGGGCCCAGTAGGTCCAGTGGATCCTTGTGGACCTGTGGCTCCAGGATTACCTGTGTAAGGAGCACCATTGGCATAAAAATAACCATCGGTCAAGATGTTGCCGGGGCTGATATTGCCTGTGACGCTGACTGCACCTGTGGCCAGGATGTTGCCAGTGCTGAGATTGGCACTGACTACATTGACATTGGCAGTGAATCCATTGAATCCACCAATGTTGATGTTGGGCGTGGCACCGCCAAATCCACCAATGTTGATGGCACCGGTGGCATTGGCTGTTGATTGTCCAATGTCAATAGGAGCATTGGCTGTGTCGCAGAACATGTTGATACCAAAATTTGCTGCATCAGGATTGATATTGATGCCGCTGCCCAGGATGGTAGTGACCTGTGTAGCATTTCCTATGCCCTGTATCTCAAATTGATAAGGATATGTTATGATCACATTGGCATAGTCTGCTTGAATGTTGCCAGTGAGATTTAAATTGTTGCCAGCCAGATTGCCTGTAAAGGTGGGCAAGTAATTGGCCACATTGGCGTTGCCATATGTGGCAGGCAAGCCTGTGAGTTGTGATCCGTTGCCAAGGATGTAGTTGCCTGTGATGTTGCCAGTGACAGCAAATGCGTTGCTGGTCTTGTCAAAGGTCATGCCTGGTGTGGCGTTGAGATTGCCTGCGTCGTTAAACTGCACTTCAGTGTTGGCACCACCTGCCGAGGCTGTTCCGCTAGGTCCTGTGGCTCCTTGTGGGCCAGTGGCACCAGTTTCGCCTACCAGCACAGGAACCCATTGACCTCCGATAAATTGTTTCAGTAAACTCATTTCATTTCCTTAGGCTGTGCCTGCTGTGAGATATCTTACTATGACCACTCCGGCCACTCCACCTTCAAATTGTGTGCCTCCACCGCCGGCATTGGTAGATCCAGAACCACCGGTGCCTCCGGGTTGTGCTCCTCCACCACCGGCATAGGTCACTGCTGTGCCTGTGATGCTGCTGCTGACACCTGCACCACCATTTTGTGTAGATCCCAGTCCACCTGCACCACCGCCGCCTCCGCCGCGGACGAATGCTGAGCCGTTCCGACCATTGTAGCCTTGTCTGGGAGCATCAATGTAGGTGCTGCCGGGATAAACTCCTATGCCAGCAGTGTGTGAAGCATTGCGGCCACCACCACCACCACCTGAACCACCGTTTTGACCACTCTGACGGCCACCACCGCCACCTCCATAGGCTGTTTGTCCATTGAATGTGGTATTGCCACCATTGCTACCATTATCACCCGGTTGGTAAAGGCCGGCTGCTCCTCGTGTGATCGCATAAGTGCCGGCTGCGAGAGTGGTAGATCCGGTAAGCAAACCACCGGCACCGCCACCACCTGAGAATTCTGTGTCGCCACCTGAGCCACCACCACCTGCTACCATGAGATATTCTATGGCCAGGCTGCCACCTGATATGACCAGATTGCCATTGGCGTTGAATGTGCGTATGCTGTAGTCGCCGCTGGTGGTCAGCGTGCCACCTGTGACTGTGATCACAGCAGCACTGCTAAAGAATCCCACGCGACTGGAAAACATTACACATATCCTTTGGTTAGACTGGCGTAGTAGGTGCTGCCGTCGTAGAACAAACTGATGATGTCAGTGCTGTTGCCTGCTGTGCTCAATGTTTTGCTGTTGCCAGCAAATTTCATGGTGCTGGTCAACAGTCTGTTGCCGGTGGCATCTTGTGTGAGTATGAATGTGGCACTGCTGCCAGTGGCTATGTTGGCCACTGAACTGAATGTGATATTTCCAACCAAGGTCATTTTCTGTATGCTGCCTAGCGTGATATTGGGCGTGATTGTGCCTGTGGCATTGCCAAAGGTGTGGACGCCTTCCTGGAAGTTGTTGGCACTGACAGTGACCACATTGCTGAGATTGAATCCATTGCCGTTGACATTGGCAGTGAATGTGCCGGAGAAGGTGCCTGTGGGTCCTGTGGCACCAGTGGGTCCGGTAGCACCGGTAGCACCAGTGGGTCCGGTATCGCCCTGACCACCCTGAGCACCTGTGGGTCCTGTGGCACCAGTGATGCCTTGGATACCTTGTGGACCTGTGGCTCCGGTAGGTCCTGTTGCTCCTGTCACGCCCTGGATGCCTTGTGGACCTGTATCACCCTGCCCACCTTGTGCTCCTGTGGGTCCTGTTGCTCCTGTCACGCCCTGCGTGCCCTGTGGTCCTGTGTCACCTTGACCGCCTTGTATGCCCTGTGGACCGGTTGCTCCAGTAGCACCTGTGGCTCCGGTAGGTCCTGTGGCACCAGTTGTGCCTTGGATGCCCTGTGGGCCTGTGTCACCTTGACCACCCTGTGCACCTGTGGGCCCAGTGGCCCCTGTCACGCCCTGCGTGCCCTGCGGTCCAGTATCTCCCTGACCACCTTGGATTCCCTGTGGTCCTGTGGCACCAGTTGCACCTGTGGGTCCAGTTGCACCTGTGGGTCCAGTTGCACCAGTGGTGCCTTGTGGGCCTGTAGCACCAGTGGCTCCAGTTGCACCTGTGGGTCCAGTTGCTCCTGTGGGACCAGTTGCTCCTGTGGGACCTACATTGGTCCACGCCATGGCACCATCCAAATTGCTGGTCTTGATGATGTATTGGCCCGTGGTTCCGCCTGCGGGCACGCCAATGATCTGTGTGCCTGGCACATTGTCCAACCATAGCACCGTGGTATCTCCCGGTGCAGTGTTGCTGATAACGATGCCAGTGTTGCCAGTGGGTCCTGTGGGCCCTGTGGCTCCTGCGGGTCCGGTGGCACCTGTGGGTCCTGTTGTGCCTTGCGGTCCTGTTGTGCCTTGCGGTCCTGTGGCTCCGGTAGGACCAGTGGGGCCGGTGGTGCCTTGTGGTCCTGTGGGGCCTGTTGCGGCTTGCGGACCAGTGGGTCCTGTGGCTCCGGTAGGACCAGTGTTGCCCTGTGGTCCGGTATTGCCCTGGGGTCCTGTGGGTCCTGTGGGTCCAAGTTGTGGTTGTTTTACACTGACTACGCCGCTGCCGCCGTAGAGTCCGGACAGATTGGTAGCACTGACCGTGGCCGAACTGCCTGTTGAATTGTAGAGACTGGTGGTATTTCCTGGCATCTCTATTCCTTATCGCATGTTGTATTGTCTGAACCGGCGTGGCTGGAAGATCGAAGTGATCTTGGTGTTGCCTCCAGACCATTTGCCCAGGGCGTTCTGGTCTTCCACGGTGCTCACGGCCAGATCGTATTTGCTTTTGTATATCTGTGCGTCTGCAGCATTGTGCCGCTTGATATAGTATTCAGTGAGACTGCCATAGATGTAGCCTTCGGTGAATGTTTCCAGCACAGCATTGGTCTGTATGGTTGTCACGAGACTCACATTGGTCACTGCACCGGCCACGGGAGTGGTTCCACCTGTGGCAGTAAAGGTAAGTGAAGTGGTGCTGAGTGTGTTGATAATAATAGTGCCTGTGCCTAGACTACCAACCCCACCAGTGCCATCTGTGGCCACGATCTCATCACCCGCTTCAAGTCCAGTGGTGTCGGTCATGCCTGTGATGGCACCTGTGTAAGGTCCTGCCCCTGCGATAGATCCCACTGTGCCAGTGGCACTGACCAGTTCAGTGGCCGGTGCAAACAGCAAGGGCCAGGCCTTGTAGTAGTAGAGATTGATATAACTGCCGGCTTCTATATACGGCACGAAACTATACTTGCGTCCTACCTCTGAGAACTTGCCGCGGATCACAGCAGGCACATTCACTGGGTTGAGATAGAACTGGCTCACCAACTGCATGGTGATGATGTCTCTGTCGCCTACTCGATCATACACCAGCCAGGGTCCAGTGCTGCTGGAACTCTGTGCCTGCTGTGATGTGCTGCCTTGCTGGAAGAACAGGATGGGCTTGTTCATGTCTTCTGGTATGTCCAACATGCCATCCTGGCCCACGATGCCTATGTATTCAGTATCATAGGGATCCGATCGCAGGGCCGGCAGTTCGATGTTCCGCATGGAGAGTTCAGCCAGGTAGATACATTGTTTAATTTCAGCGTCGTCGCTGCTGCCCGTGAAGTCTTTGAGATATGTCACAAGGCCGTTGGCGTTGGGTATGATGTAAGACATCTATTGCCATCCTTTGAAGTATTTGGTCTCGCCCTGTCCTGACGCAGCCGGATACGGCACTTCGATGGGTATGGGCAAGCGTCCGCCGGGATAGCACACGAATTGATTGTATTCGCGTTCTACCACGCGGTAAAATTGTGCTTTGAGTGTTCGGTCATGCTTGAGCACGGCCCAGGGCATGCCACCAAAGTATCGGTCCGATATCTCTATGGAGATCACTCGCGGTAGATCCATCCACTTGTAGCCCAGTTTGCCATCGTCCATGATGGGTGCCAAGGGATCTGGGTAGCCTTGTTCAGCGGCCTTCCTGTATTCCTGGCAGCGTCGGGCCACGGCCTGTGTGTTCATCTGCTCTCTGCGGATGTAAAACTTGCCGTTTTCCTTGCCTGTGGTGGTGCGGATGTTGCGGCTGGCGTTCCAGTCAGTGCGTGACCAGTCGCCTTTCATGGCATTGTAGAGCCTGTCGTTTTTCAGCAGCACATCGGCCACACCGTTGTGGTTGGTGACCATGCCACCGTGGTCTTGTCTGTGATAATCTGGGTTGTTTTCGACATCGCTGTCGTCAGCGGGGAGGTAGTGAGGATTGGTCATAATGATATTTAGCGTGGTCAGCGGATATGCTGTGTGATGCTATAAAAAAAGCCCCGCGAACGGGGCTTTTCCAGGTTGGTGATCTCGTAGATCAATACGAGTCGCCAGAACCTTGGTTGATACGCTGAACAAACGATGATCCACGCGGACCGGTCACTGCTGCACCAGTGGTGGAGATGTTGTTGAGGATACCAACACCTGCTGGGTTGCGAACGATCAAGGTGCCTTCCATGATGAACTGATCCAGCGATGCGTCTGCATTGCTGAACACTTCATTGTTGGGTCCTAGATCACGCAGGCTACCATACTGCAACACTTCTTCGTTCAAGAAGTAGATGTAGTCGCCACCGGCTTGATCCATGATCCAGGAATCAAAGATCTCGTAGGTGTAGTTGAAGTCGCCCTCATAAGTTGATACCGTGTCGCCTTTCTCAACATTACGACGGTTGATCGAAGTGTTTGATGTTCCGATCTGATCCGAGATCATGGTGCGTAGGCTTGTGGGCACTACCATGCAACGGATCTTGGCGTTATAACGCTGTTCAGCCACTGTGACCAACTGCTTGTAGATCGCCGGAGCGAACAATTGGTTTACGAATGTGCCTGTGTAGAACTGGCTACCATCAGCAGCGATGTTGAGATTACCCACATTGGCTGCGGATGAATCTGTTGACTCGTTGTTGGTGTTGGTGGTGATGTTGGCGATGGCCGCACCCGACGGGTTGAACGAAAGCGTGCCTGCGAATGAAGCCAGGCTGCCCATCCTACGACCAATCTGCTGAGGACCTGAAACGCCACCGGCCGAGCCTGACTGGCCGCCGTATTTGGTTCCGATCTGGTCATCACGCACTAGTTGCAGTTCCACATCGAACATCATTTCGATCAATTGCTTGACTTCCTGATATGCCTGTGGATCTCCGCCTGACTGCTCAACAGCACGGGCTGTGCCAGTTGATGCCACAGTGGTCTGGAAAATCTGCGTGTAGTTGCCCAGGTTGTAGCGTGAATTGCTTTCTGCGTTGGCCGCGGAAACAGCAGCACCCTCTTGCACGGCCTGCACAGCGGGCAGACGATAGATGTCGTCCGTCCACAGCGGCAGCGTGGAGTTTACTTTGCGTTTCTTGGTCATACACATATTGAGAACCGGTGTGTCGTCTTTGACGCGGTTGCTCACATCAAGGTCTAAGTCCTTGACAACGATGTCGGTCCCGTATGCTGTTGTGCCGTTCCCGATCTGACTTGTGGTCACTGTAGACATGTTTTTTTCCTTATAAAATTATGTCATCGACTTCTGGTGGATCGCAGTCTATTCAACTGTGCCACCAACAAGTTATCAGCGGCTTTTTTGTCGCCGCTCTTGGCTCGGTCACGAAGTTCAGATATCTCTTGATCGGCCGATCGAGTATTTACACCTGTGCCTTTACGACCTTGCAGGGCAGCAATTGATGCTCCTGCGGCCTTGGTGGTAGGACGATCGCGGAATTTCAGTCCATCACGCAACAAACTCAAGATGTGCTCATCACTGGAGATCAAATCAATGTTTTTCACTCCTGGGATCAGTTCACCTTCGGCGTCGGTCCAGCCTTTTGAGACCTTTTCACGCACTTCATTGTAGACATAGGAGTTTTTCAACTCTTTGTCAGTGAAGTTCTTGCGGTTGTTTTCCAGCACCGACTGCACCTGCTGTTGGCGGATGTGTCTGAACTGATCAACCTGGGGTCGCAAACTGGCTATGACCTGTGTTTGCTGTTGGATGTATCGCTCGTTCTGCTCCATCGACGCACGGATGCGGGCCTGTGTGGCAGCGTCCTGTGTTGATTGCATCTGCTGAGCGAATGTGGTCTGGTAATTCTGCGTGCGGACGATTTCATCATAGGCCTGTTTCAACTTTGG